AGGCTCTCGGATCTCTTTATGTTGTATTCGTTTTAATTGGTTTTCATTATCATTTAAAATGGAGATGGACTTGTATACCTATTTGGTACACTTTGGGTCCTTCGCATGGTTGAGCGATTCCACAGGGGTCGGGCGCCCCGCGATATTTTTTTAGATGGGAACTTTTTTTAACGGTTATTGTGAAAAGGGCGTAAATATGAAGATTTCTAAGAATTTGAAACAGCTGACAACTACACAGAGTGAGTTTGGCCGGATGATAGGCGTAACACAGCCCCGTGTAGCGCAGTTGTACAAGTCCGGAATCGTAGAGAAGGACGAGCTCGGGGACGTTTTTGTTATCTCCAGTCTGCAGAACTATTACGCCTATAAATTCAACGGTGATGATACCGAGGAATTATCCTTTAACACAGAAAAAGCGCTCCATGAAAAGGCTAAAAGGGAAATTGACGAAATCAAACTGGCAGAACTGCGGGGCGATGTGCATCGTACGGACGATATCGCTATTATGGTTGGCGGATTATTTACCGTTTTCAAGAAAAACGTTCTCGCGATACCACATAAGATGGCGCCCCTGTTGGAAGGCAAGAATGCCGACGATATCAACGAGGCGCTAACGAAAGAGATGGAAGCATCGCTTACGGAGCTGTCACAGTTCGACGTAACTAAGATAGGCACATCCGGAGATGATGACGATGGTTAATACAATACCAAAAAAGACCATAACGCTATTCTCCAGGCTGCTTAAGATGGTAGCGCCTCCTCCGAATATGACTGTAGAACAGTGGGCCGCAGCGTACCGGTACATCCCAGATGAATATGGGGCGCATCCGGGGCGCTGGAGCTCGGACGGGGCGCCTTACCAGAAAGAACCGATGAAGGCATTCACGCAGAAGGGCGTTCACCGCGTAGTCATGATGTGTGCGGCGCAGTTGGGCAAGTCCGAAATAATGTTCAACGTATTGGGGCGGTTCATGCATCTTGACCCGTGCCCTATGCTTCTTGTACAGCCCACACTGGGTGATGCGCAGGACTGGTCCAAGGAACGTTTAGCCCCCACAATAGCGAGAACGCCGGTATTATCCGATTTAGTAGCGGAGTCAAAATCGAGAGATAGCGATAACACGATATTAAAAAAGATATTTCCCGGCGGGTATTTAGCTCTTGTAGGGTCAAATGCCCCATCTGGGCTTGCTAAACGGTCCATACGGGTGCTGTTATTCGACGAAGTAGACAGGTTCGAGAAATCGGCTGGCTCTGAAGGCGACCCCGTTGATTTGGGCATCAAACGTACTTCTAACTTTTGGAATCACATCGTAGGGCTGTTTTCAACGCCATCGGGCGTGAATAGCCGAATATATCGCGAATATATGTTGGGTACACAGGAAGAATGGCTGCATAAGTGCCCTAATTGTGGTGAATGGCACTGGGTAACCCTGAAAGATATGGATTATGATGCCGAAGAAATTAATACCGGGGGCACAAAATCATATGTAGTTAAATCCGTAGTCTGGAGATGTCCGGATTGCGGATTTTCATTTACCGAAAGCCAGATGAAAAACGCCCCACAGCGGTATATTGCTAAGAATCCAAAGATATCAGACCGGAGGTCATTCCACGTGAACGCATTCGCAAGCCCATGGCTCGGATGGCGAACACTGATTAACGAATATCTGACCGCTAAGGAAGACCCCGAAATGATGAAAACATTCGTTAACACCCGTCTGGCTGAGCTCTATACGCCTGAGGACAAGACACAGGACGTGGACGAGCTGATGGCGCGCAGGGAACATTATCCTGCAGAGCTCCCGGATGGTGTTCTAGTACTTACCGCGGCTGTTGATACGCAGGATAACCGGCTTGAATATGAGATTTGCGGCTGGGGGCGCGGCGAAGAGCTATGGGGCATACGCAAGGGCATTATATGGGGCGTGCCGGACCAGCAAAGGACATGGGACCTGCTCGATGAACAGCTCGACGCAGCCTATCACTTTGGAAACGGTTCTGGGCTCAAGGTATCCCGAGTGTTTATCGACCATGGCGGCCATTATTCCGACGCCGTCTATTACTATTGCTTCCATAACCGGTACAAACAGCGATACGCGGTACAGGGGGCGCATGAGTTTGGCGTCCCTGTCATGTATAAGATGGGGAAGGCTAAAGGATGGCCACAACTAGACCTAATCATATTGGGGGTAAATGATGGAAAACAGTATGTATATCAGCGCCTGGGCGGGGTAGAATCACCCGGACCTGGTTACATGCACTTTCCTGACAACGAAGATAAAGGCTACGACAGGGCGTATTTTAACGGCCTGCTGGCCGAAGAACTACAGACTAAGATGGTAAACGGTCAGGTTGTAATGAAATGGGTGAATATCGCTAAAGATAAGCGTAATGAACCTATCGATTTGAAGGTATACAACCTGGCATGCCTTAGATCGCTTAATCCTAACTGGGGCGAATATGAGGCGATAGTAAACGGGACTCCTGCAGATGATGCGGGAAAAGAATCCGCAGAATCGGAGGAAGATTATGGATGTATTAGCAGAGGGGTGGTGGTTTAATGTATGATTTACAGAAAGAAAGATTGGCGAACTACGTAGAAGCTGAACGGAAAGCCCTTGCAGGGCAGGAAGTCCAGACGGGCACGGTCAAAGTACGTCGGGCTGACCTGAAGAACATTGCAAGCGGAATTGATACGATGGTAGCGGCCGGAATCACCACAGATGATACATCCGGAGCGCCCAATGGTGCCAGAGGGCGCCGCATTGTGCTGTCGGATGAGTAGAGGAGGTGTATCGGATGGGTAAAAGAGCTAAAAAACGGGCAAGACAGCCCACAAATATAAAGAAAAATGCGGTTGATATCGCTCGTAAAGTAGTAAATACCGGGTATTCCGAGACTGGCGCTAGCCATTCTAAAGGCAGTATGCAGGCATGGAACCCAATAAGAAGTAGCCCGGCAAGCGATATCGATGCTAATCTTGATACTCTGCGGGGGCGTTCAGCCAGCCTTTATATGGGAACGCCTATCGCAGTAGGGGCTATCCGCACTTCCTGCTCTAATGTTATCGGGGCGGGGCTGCATGTTAGCCCGCGGCCTAAGTATGGGATACTCGGAATCAATGCCGAACAGGCCGCAGTATGGGCCAAAAAGGTAGAAGAAGAATTCGACATGTGGGCATCATCCAAAGATTGTGATTTGTATCGTAAAAATAACTTCTACGATATGCAGGATATCGCTTATCTCGATTATCTTATCGACGGCGACAGTTTTGCGGCATTCCAGTACCGTAAAGCAACGCCGACGATTCCATATGCACTGCGATTACAGCTAATCGAAGGAACGCGGGTATGTAATCCGGATGCGGCTAACATCTACGGCATAGGCCCGCTTAGCGTAGAGGCTCATAATTCCCAGAATGGAAATCGCATCATTGATGGTGTCGAAATCGATGGCGATGGTGCAGTGGTAGCCTATTGGGTATGCAACAGATACCCGTATGATCCGACGGACCTAAGCCGGATACACACGTGGCAACGAGTAGAAGCATTTGGGGCGGAAAGCGGGATGCCTAACATCCTGCAGGTATCACATGACGAACGACCGGAACAGTTGCGCGGCGTTCCTTATCTAGCCCCAGTGCTAGAAATGATTAAGCAGATAGGGCGGTTCGGAGATGCCGAACTTACATCGGCTATTGTAAAGTCGTTCTTTAGTCTGTTTATCAAAGAAACATCATCGCACGACATGGACGCCAATCCGCCTCTTACCGAGGCGCTGGATCCGCATGAAAAGAAGAAAGCTGGAATCAAAGCTAATGATTTTCTGCTGGGCCCAGGGACGATGAACGTTCTTCCTACCAATTACGATGTGGTTACCGTAGACCCCCAGAGAAGCTTGTCGACGTTTGAGCCTTTTACGACGATGCTGATTAAGCAGGTGGGGGCGGCTATCGGAATACCGTATGAAGTATTGATGAAGTCATTTAATTCCAGTTATACAGCAAGCCGGGCGGCGCTGTTGCAGGCGTGGTCACAGTTTAAGATGAGGCGTACGTGGTTCTCACGGGATTTATGCCAGCCGGTATACGAAAGATGGCTTGCTGAGGCAATCATGACAGGGCGCATTGACGCGCCGGGGTATTTCGAGGATCCACTGATACGCAAGGCATGGGCTAATACTGAATGGTACGGGCCTGTAATGGGCGTCCTGGACCCTGTGAAGGAAGTACAGGCGGCTAATAACCGTATCGCTCTGGGCGTATCTACACACGAGAAAGAATCGGTTGAAATGACTGGTACGAGCTGGGATGACAATATCGAACGTTTAGCGATAGAGAACAATAAGCTTAACAAAAATAACATCCCTCTGTATCCGTTGCTTACTAAAAATGCGGATACCACTAATACGGAAAAAGATGTGGATCCGCAGGAAGGAGCTAAAAAGTGAGATTTTGGAATTTTAAGGAGCCGGATAACGCCGATGAACCTATCGAGCTGCGCATAGACGGGACGATAACAGATGACGATGATGTATGGCTCTATGAATGGTTTGGCATGCCTTGCGGCGCCCCAAATAAATTCAGACAACAGCTGGACTCGTTCTCCGGGCAGGGCGTTGACGTATGGATAGACAGCTACGGTGGTTCTGTTACGGCGGCCATGGGCATCTATAACGCCCTCATGAGCTACAAAAACAAGAATAAATGCAAAGTACGTTGTATTGGTGATGGAAAAGTGGTAAGCGCCGCGACGATACCCTTCATGGCAGGTGATGAACGCGAGATGATGCCGGGGACGCTGATGATGATCCATAACCCGCTGACAAGTGCAGATGGCTACGCTGAGGACTTGCGAAAGACTGCGGATGTCCTTGATACAGTCAAAAACGGGATACTCAATACGTACCACCTGGCTACAGGAATCAGCAAGGATGAATTATCCACGTTGATGAACGAGGAAACATACATGGATGCCGCTACGGCAGTTAAAAAAGGATTCGCCACCAAGGTATGCGCCGGAAAAGATGGGGCGGATGTGACAGATGTCATTAATTTTTGCCGTGAGCCTATCCTGAATGTAGCGAACTCGGCGCGGATTGAATTTATTAAGGCCCTGAAAAACATGGAAGGGCAAAAAGAGAAAACGGAGGAAAAAATGGAAATTAAAACTGTACAAGATTTGCAGAAAGCATATCCGGACCTGTGTAATCAGCTTACACAGCTGGCGACGGATAACGAGCAGAAACGGATGACAGCACTGGACGCCCTTGATGTTGCGACAAATCCGGCGGTACATGCAATCGTCGAAAATGCCCGCCACACAGGTCAGACATCCAATGATATCAAGTTTGTCGTTAACACTATCATCGAAAATGCCCCTAAAGTAGCTCCCGTAGTACCAGAAGCAGACAACGACGGGGCGGCTAAAATGGCAAAAATGGTAAAGGACGCCATGACAAGCGGGGCATCCGGAGTAGTCGCACAGCCGGCTAGTATTACAGCAGAATCAACGGCCGCGCAGGACGCAAAGGATATGCAGAGTATGGTAGCTAGCATTAATCGCATGAATGGGAGGGTTAAATAATGGCAGAACTTATTAATGATGTAGGCTCTTATAAAGTTGATCAGTTGATTGCCGGTACGTATCCGCAGATTGTAAACAACGTTACAATCGCATCGGGAGCCGGTTCCCTCGCACGGGGCGCAGTATTGGGGCTGATTACAGCTTCTGGTAAGTATACCTTAGTAGACAGTACGAAATCTGATGGCTCGCAGGTAGCTTCCTGCATCTTAGCGGATGCAGTTGATGCCACGTCGGCGGACGTTGTAGCCCCGGCGTATATGAGCGGTCAGTTTAATTCCGGCGTGCTTACATTCGGCGGTACTGATACTGCAGACAAGCATGAAGCTGAATTGCGGGATAAAAATATTTATCTCTCTACTTTTTTGGATTAGTTAAAGGAGGAAAACATAATGGCTCTTGATTTATCGGATACATTAACACTGCTTACGATTGCAGAACAGTCGTTCCTGCCGCAGACATTCGCCCGGGATACGTTCTTCCCGCGTACGTTAACATTCCCGACTACAGATGTAAAAATGGAATACAAAAAAGGCGGGCGCAAATTAGCACCGTTTGTATCATCCCGCGGCGGTAGCGTCAATACGTCCCGTGATGGCTTCAAGATTACGCGATACACTCCGCCGATGACGGCTCCTGCCCGTGTAACGACAGCGGATGACCTGAGTAAACGAGAATTCGGAGAATCTGTTATCTCGTCAAGAAATCCAGCGGAACGCGCCCTTTCTCTTCGCGCAACGGACATGGCAGAACTCATGGACATGACGACACGCCGGATGGAATGGATGTGTACCCAGGCTCTTCTTTATGGGAAATTCGATGCTGCAGGAAAATCGGAAGACGGCAAGCTGTCTATCCTTGATACAGTAACGTACAGCGGATGGACGCAGAAACAGACGCTTACTACTGCATCCGATTTGTGGACCGCGTATACTACGGCTGACATCTGGGGCAACCTGTCGGATATGGTTAAGACTGTCAGACATAACAGCGGACGCCAGCCGACCGTGGCATTCGGCAGCATGAAGACCGTAGAATGCATCATGAAGAATAAGAGTATTCAGGATTACTTGCTGGTTCCTAATGCTAATAACTTAAGTCTGCTTAGCATCGTTCCGTCGGTGGTATCTCCCGACGTAACGCGATTCGCGTATATCCCGATGCTTAATCTCAGTATCTACGCATATGATGCCATTTACACGGATGATGCGGGAACAGAACAGCAGTTCATTCCGGATGGCTATTTTGTAGTTGGTGTTCCGGGCCGTGGCATGCAGTTATTCGGCTCTATTACTCAGTTGGACCAGCAGAACAACTGGCAGACGTATGAAGGAAAGAACGTTCCTAAGGTATGGACTGATAATGCGCATGACGTGGAAAAAATCCGCATGGCATCTAAGGGCGTACCGAATCCGGAATATATCGATGATTGGTATACTTTGAAAGCATTTTAGGAGGATTTGCAATGGATATTCTAGTAAAGCAGTTCAGCGTAAAACATGAGGGAAAGATTTATCAGGCCGGGGATGTTATCCGCGGCCTCTCCGAGGAGGACGCTAACCGCATTTCCAGTCTCGCACATTTGGATGTGCAGGTACTGGAAGGCGGGGACGAAGTAGCGGCGGATACGGGCGGAAAACTTCCATCCGGTAAGCCCAAAGTAGTTAAATGAGTACGCTGAGGGATGAATTTAAAACCGACATACAGGACGCGTTCTTTACCGACGGGGATATGGCTGAAACAATTACATATACCCATAAGGGCGAGGCGCTTACCTTGTTGGCAGTGGCCGAGATAGGCGAACAGGGAAGCAGTACACGTGATGCTAAAGCCAAAGGGGAAGGGTATGATGCCGTATTTACCATTAAATATGGTGATATTCCCGGAGGCCCCGTATCGGGGGATAAGATAACGTATGCGGGAAAATCGTATACGTTCGTAGCCCCCGATCAAGTTGTAGACGGTATCCTGTACAGGCTCCAGTTCGTCGCAAAGGAAACAGCCTTAAAGTTCGGATAGGGGGCGCGCATGGAGATACAAATAGAGATGCGGGATATGGCTACGCCATATCTCAAATCCCTCGTAGAGAATAACCCAAAGTGGCTGGCTAGTGCGCTTAAGTCCGCGGCATGGAAGACACAAATGGCGGTTAAGTCGGGCATACAGTCCGGATCGCCTGGCGGTCATCCATATTCGCCGCTGATGCCTAACGAGATGCGGCGGTCATTGGAATCCGTATTAGGTGGAAACGTAAAGTCAAGATATAACCCTATGGGGCGCTTGCGTATGGCTGTTGGGTACGATAGCTCTAAAGCTGATATGGGCGTTGTAACAGTTGGATGGCTGAGCCATTCGGCCGTTTATTTAGGTGGCAAGCAACAGGAAGGGTACTCTATTACCGTAACGGATTCCCTTAGAAGGGCTTTCGCCGCTGCCGGTATCAAGCTGGGGGCGGGAAAGACACAATTAGAAGTAAAATCGCGGCCGACATTCGACCCGATGATGCCTGTTGTCCGTCCTATTGCGTCCAAGGCGGTAGAAGCTAAGTTACTCTCATATGTTTTAGGTAATAACAGCCGCTCATCGGCGGCCAGTACGAGGATTTATAAGGTATATAAGTGAGGTTTTAGCTTATGGAAATGACATTATCTCTGCAGGCCATTGTGGATAAATGGCTGTCCGTACTCGAATCCTCGGAGGTGATCCTAAAATTTTGTAAGGATAAGTACGGTAAAGCCCCTGCTTTTTTGGCAGGGGCTAATCCACGTCAATCACCCGATGAGTCATATTGTCCGTTCATCCTTCTGCTGCCCGGGGGAAAGACCGAGGGCGCAGGAGTAGATGAACAGGAGTACAAAATCGGGATTGCGTGGGTGATATCCCAAGGAAATTTAAAAGTTGATGGAGTAGTAAAGCCCTTTGACGACTATCCGGACGCCACGGAAATAAAAGCCGTAGGAATGGAAGAAGCGGACGAACTGGGGCAGATTATATACGAAGTACTGCAGACCTGTGCTATTGATGCGGGGTATCCAATCAGCAGTATCGAGTATGACATCTCGCCGCAGTCCACGTTCCCGCAGTTTGCCGGGACGATGGTAGCAACGACACGGATAGAACCCGCTCTGGGCGAAACATTAACATATTGAGGAGGTATTAAAGGATGGCAAAACAAGCTAAGGGCATAAAAAGTATTACCAATTTAGCCTTTGAAACGACATACGGAACAATCCCGACAACGGGAACGTTCTACCGCATGCCGATTAATAAAAACGCATTAACATCTAAGCAGAATCTGATTGAATCGAACACGATAACGGGGCGCCGTGATGCGGTAGAACCTGGTATCGGACAGTTGGACGCATCCGGACAGTTGGAATGTCCGTTGGACGTCCGAAATGTGGGCAACGTATTGAAAGCATTGTTTGGGGCGCCAACGACAACACCAGTATCCGGTAAAACGGGCGTATACCAGCACGTATTTAAAGTACTGGATGAAGTACCGTCGCTGACAGTAGAAAAGGGATTCCCTGACATTGCACTTTTCTATCGCTATGCGGGCGTTAAGGCCAGCAAGTTCTCCCTTACCGCGCAGGTAGGGAACAACGAAACGACATACACACTGGACACGATGGCAGCCAATGAAACAGAAAGCACTACGGCGCTTTCAGAATCACCGACATCGTTGCCGCTTGAAAAATTTAACAACGTCAACGCCGCCGTTAAGGAAGGCGGAACGACAATGGGCATATGCCGCAGTATGCAGGTTGATATCGATAACGGGCTCGACGGGGATACGTACTGCCTGAATGGCTCAGGCATACGCCCGTCCATCAATGAAGGCACTTTGGCCGTATCGGGTTCTATCGAAGTCCTATTTGAAGACAATGCCCTGCTTACCAAAGCGATGAACGGGACTGAAACATCTCTCGAACTGGTATATACCAAGGGCGATAACAGCCTCAGCTTCCTTATCCCTGAAGTTATCCTTGAACGGGCGACGCCGACTATCGATGGATCCAAAGGCATTAAAGCTAAGCTGAGTTATAAGGGCTTTTATGCGAACGATACAAACAATTCCACCGCGGTTGTAACGCTGATTAACGATGTTGCAGAGTACTAGGAGGTAGTTATTGATGACAGATGAAGAAAAGAAACAGGAAACAAAACGGGTCGAAATCTATAAAGAATGGCAGAAACGCGTTAAAGAATTAGCCGGGGAAGGAAAGCTCCCACCGTTGCGGTCCCTGACACGGGCCGAACGTAAGGCGCTCGATAAGAAGGGCATTAATTACCTTAAGGTGGCATTTAGTAATACTCGCAATCCCCTCGCAGTGCAGGAAGAATGCTATGACTGGATTATGGATAATGCTTTCAAGGATTTTGACTTTTCAGAGACACCAAACAACGTATGCTTTAATTTTGCGTCCATAGTGTACAAGATGACATACGGGGACCAGTTAGCCGAAAAAAACTAATAGATGTCTGGCAGTGGGTAGTCGAGAAGTCTGAATA